CTTTGCAGGCAGAGTAATGGTTACTGCTGTAGCGGAGTTAACTATTAGCTGGTCTTTGCTTACCGCAGTGTAGCCTGCCGTCTTGATCGCAAAGTCGTTAAACGCTCCGCCAATTGTTAAGAAGGCTAGTGCGCCAGAACCATCCGTTGTGAGGCTTTGACCGGCTGTGCCATCAGTGACGTTTAGTCGAGCAATGTCCACGACGTTATCCGCAATCTGATCTGCACCAATCGCATCGTTGGCAATGTCTAAAGTCACAGCCGCCGTCTCCGACCCGCTGTTAGCAACAGTGATCCTGCTGCTACCCGCGTCTGCCAGTGTCGCGACGTAGTGGCCCGTTGTCTGAGTGCCGAGCGCAATTGCATCGGCGTCAAGCATGTTCGTACTGACTTTAGTTAAAGCCATTTAAATCACCTCAAAAGTTAGCAGGATGAAAAGCGTCTAAAGCTTCTTGTGTCGTAATCGCGTCCAGAGCATCTTCGTGCGCGTTACTCGCTGCGCGAACGGCGGCTCGCTCTGCGTAAACATCGGCAAGCGTAGTTGTACCATCGGTTGCATCAACCTCAGTCGCTCGCTCAATCTTCCACGCGAGTGCTTCGATTTGACGAGCAGCCTCGGCCTTAATGAGAGGAGCTAAATTGGTCTTGTGGTCATCTATGGCCCAGCTACGAACAAGTACGTCACGACTTTCCATAAAGTCATCGCCTACATCATCTGGGAACGCATCTACCCAAGCGTTGTTTACTCGTTTGTAACGTAAAGAATCTGCCCCTGTTACGCCTTCAGGCATCTCAATTCCGGCTGGGTCTTCCCGCACAACATACCCACGACTATCAATTAATACCTTCATTATAGTTCTCCTTTTTCTGCAAGCACGATGGCTACGTTATCAACTTGACTTATTGGAATTACGTTCGGATAGTTGGTGGATTTGTTCCCGACATCCATCCAGCCATAACCCCAATCAAGGCTGTTAAAATCGAAGTAGGCTGCGCCAGAGTGGTCATCCGCAGGATTTGAGTGCAAACCGTCCCAGCTTATGATGGAGCAGCTAAGACCATTGCCATCTGAATTAATGCCTCTCGACAAAAGAAACTTAGAGGCACCGATAGGAACAATAGTGAGATGTCCGCTGGTATACTTTGCTGCCCATCTCTGCATATTACCGGTTGCCACATCCACAAGCACTGCATACATGCCAGCCCCTGAGTAAACAGCTTTGGAGGTTAAAATGGCTGTTTTTCCGTCCAAAGATTGAACCCAGTTCGGAGCAGGAGTCTCAACACTATTGGTTCCGTTATTAGTAGTATGTGTATTACTCCAAACTGTGGGAGCGTCCCACTGGTTGTTACTCTCATTCCAGCGCCAGCGCGCAACGCCTATGCCGTTAGTGCGATGATGCATAATAACAACGTCATTGTTATCGCAGAGAATGGCCTTAGCGTGATGGTCGCCCATGAATTCCCTAGTATCACCCTGTGCAGCCATCCAGCCCTCAGTAGGGCCGACAACACGATTAGCAGCGACTGAAGTTACTGATGTGATTGCTGCGCCCCATGCATGCCAGTCTGATAAGTACTTTGCGGGGTCAGGAAAGTTTTTAATCAACACGGGTCGCCAGTCTCTAGAACCGGTATTCTCTCTCTCAATAATTACAGCGTTACCAGAGTTTTGGTTATAACTAAAACCTCCTGAAGCAAGGCGATAATTAGCGGTCATCATGCCCTCAGCTTGGACGCGCACTAGGTCGAGACCTGTACTGCTCTGAAAGCCGCCGTAATTACCCGCAGCTTGGTTGAGAACGTGTCTAACGCTACGAGGGGTAACTTTAATATAGCAAGCGGTTCCGGCAGCGATATAGCTAGTAGACAGCGCATAACTTTGATTCAGACCTAGATTAGTTCCTACGCAGGCAGTTGAATGTTGTATGGTCTGTACTGGATGTACAGAAACTCTTTCCCTATCGGCATTGGTAATGCCGTTAGCCCCAATATCTAAATGGTGGTTGCCTAGATACCCATTCATAGACGCTCCGATACCACCAGTACTTGCTTCTTGGGAGGTTATCTGAGTGGCGTGATTCCATATACCGGCTGCGTTGCTGAACTCTGTCATTGCATCAGTTGTGTTAGTAAGTGTTGTAGTCCTGTGTATGCACTGTAAATCGTGGCTGAAGAGTAAAGATTCCGTAAAAGTACCGTCGCCCGTCCTGACCATAAAAGCGGCTTGACTATGTGGTGAGTCACCTGCAACTCGCTTTGCGGATTTACCAAAAAAATCTGTTAGATTCGACATTATTTATATCTCCTAAAATTTAAAATACTCTCCAACCTTGGGCGGCTGAGTGATACATAAGGGTTATTGTGGTGTTGGCTTTGTCGATGGTCATTGACTGGGCCAATCCCATAATCTTTTCTGAGCCATTGGGGGCGACAACTGTGTTCACAAAATCAAGCACCGCAACATATACAACCGATTGACCTGCTATTCCTGCGGGTAGTGTCAGAGTTTTCCCGCCAACGGTCACCGTCACGAACTCGTTCGCAGTCAGAGTTTTGTTGACTGCTGTGGTGGTTCCTTGAGGATGGGAGCTGAATGAACTCGCTGCGGCTTGGACAGCAGCAACCTGATTAGTACCTGCGGTATTGACATTGCCAACCTGAGTTGTACCTGCTGTGTTGACTGCGGCAACTTTTGTAGTACCAGCAGTGTTGACTGCGGCTACCTTCGTGTCTCCAGCAGCAATCATTTCGCTGACTGTGGCGGTGACGTTGAGTGCCTCAAGGGTTTTGCCCAAAAAGACAAGGTCTTTTGGATCTGTTGTCGCTGCGGCTAAAGCTTGAGCTTTAGTGTCAATAGCCGTGATCAGGGCGTTGAAGTTGCTGTTCTGGACGGCCATTAGCCTATACTCCCAAGTTTAATAAAATTTCGTCTTCAAGGTCGGAGATCCGACCCGCAAGAACGGAGTCAAGTTTTGCGTTCGTAACTGAGTTGTCAGCAGGCGTAGTCGTCGAAACAATTACGTCGTGTGCTGACATCACCTCGATGGATACTCCGCTTGGCGGAGCGGATGACATGGTCAGCGTTGTCCCACTCACCGAGTAATTGCTCTTCGACTGATATACTCCATCAATGAAGATGTTAGTATTATTTTCAGTAGCCTGAGACGACAAGGTAAACACTGTTGTCGAGCCGTCTCCACTTAGCTGCGTTATCCTAAACTCGCTCGACGCTTGAACTGGGGCAACGGTGGCCGCAGTGATTTCGATTTCTACGCCACTAGCAGGCGGGGCAGAGAACGTCAGCAGGTTATCGACAATTGAGTATGCCGTTTTGTTCTGATACACCCCGTCGAGATAAACTAAAGTGTTAGCTTCAATTGGCGACGTTGTAAGTGCGTATGTGATCGTAGAGCCATCTCCCGTAAAGGAGGATAAACTCAAATCTGCTGACGCCGTTGCCAGATCATTCATTATGGCGGCGGTAAGCCTAAGCTCTACCTTATCGCCCGAAACAAATGCAATCGCTGACGTTGAATCTTGCGCCCTAACAATCGTTAAGGCATTTGAATTGCGAGCCGTACACTTAACAATTTCTCTTGCTGTGTTCGCCGCAGTTTCGAGCGTTAAATAGAAGTAGTCACTAGCCGATAAAGCAGGAAATACAGATCCGTCTGCAACCGAAATGGATGTTGCAGAACTTGAAGCATTGCCAGCTAATGTGGTCGATGCATTGTTTGAAAACTTAACAGCCATTTAATTCTCCGCCTAAGAAGCAGACACCTGCCATTGAATCGTCATCGCATCGGCACTTTGCTTATTCACCACGCTGAAAACAGTTCTGCAAAGCATAGTTCCACCTGAGCTGGCGTTTAAGATAGCCGCTTCAGTAAGTCCGCCGGTTCCGGTTCCAGCGGGGAAGCTTGCTGAGTAGGTGACTGCTGCGCCTGTAACGCTTGTAGACGTAAGTGCCACTCGACCAGCCTCTGCGTCAAGGGCGGAATCACTAGCCGCCGCCGCAGTAGATCCAGTACCCACACTCATGTGTGACATAACTGTAGCGGTTGCATCTTTCATACGCGATGCGACATAACCTTTGCCATCAGTAACCACTAAGTTGTCAATCTCTTGAACAACTTCATCGTTCAAAAGAACGGTCACTCGGCCTGTAAGTTTTAAAGTTTCGTTTATCATTTTCTCTACCTATTTAGAGTGTATGTGTTAAGTGCTGATGCATTTAGAACAGCGTTATTACCTAAAATCATGTTGTAACTAAATGTATCGGTCATTCCGAAAACATTTGATTTGTTCTCTGTAAAGACAAGCCCACCGTTAAATAAATCATCGAGGGCAAAAGCATCAGAAAAAGATCTTTCAAAGGTTACCGTTCTATCAAATACATCTGACAACGGACTCCCGTCAGAAAGCAGCCTATCAATACTCAAAGACGGCGAGTCAGAAAGCGAAAACTGCTCTTCAATTATTCTTGCCGACTCAAACAGCAGGCTCTCTACAAAAGAAACCTGATCTGATTTACCTAGAGCTGGCGAAATAGATGCTGTATCTGTAAAGCCAAAGCTGTCAGCATAAGACCTGTTAATAAACAGAAGAACCGTTGCGGTATCGCCATAGCTCAAACTTTCGGCTAAAGCCTTACCGCTAATAATCGTGGTGGAGTCGCCAGTGCCAACAGTCTCTTCAAATGCTCTTTGGTGAACAATCGTAAAGACGTCTGTCATTACTACCTGATCAGTTCTGAAATATCTGTTAAGAGTATCTGCATCAAGCTTTACTTCAACGGCGGATATGTCTTGATATGTTGCAAGCAATTTGGCATCAACACTCGATGCCTCTGCTTTTAGTAAGCGATACGACGCCCTTGCATGAGCAATGACATATGTAATCTCAGACTTTGCGGCCATCAGTCAAAATCACTCCGAACCTTAAACTTGATTAAATCGTATACAGTTTGTATTCCGCCTGAACTAAAGGTGACTTCGATCTCACCCTCAAATGTTCCTGCTGAAGAAAGTGTTCCAGTCGGAAAGTCTGTGACGACCTTTCCCTCAGTACCCTCTGTGACCGTGCAAGTTAAAGTTGATGCAACGGTTGTACTTCCAAGCTCTCTTATTCTCAATCGAACAGTGGCCCCCGTCACATTAATGGGTGCCCAAGTTGTACTGTCTGCGGTATCAAGTACCTGACCAGCGGCAGCACTGTTGGAGTCTTTAAGCGTTAAAGTTAGTTCCGGTAACGTATCACCGGCCACTAAACTAATCGTTGTGGAATAAGCCATTTAAATAAATGCCCTCGGTTTGCACGTTAAAGAACCACCAGAGAATCCGTACTTAGCCTGCCGTATTGTTCTGCCAACTTCCTTCTCATACAAATCGCGGTTAATTGATCCGAAGTTTGGATTTGAGTAAGGCTGACCCGCCATCATTTGCAATCGGAAAAGAGTGCCATGAACTATTAGCTCTCTATACTCCAAGCCAATAGTGTCGGGAATGACAGTCGCTGACGAGCTGGGCTTAAGGCTGTAAAGGACTCTAAATGAATCATTTGCTGCCGGAATAGGAGCAACGTAAAACTCCTTGTTATCTCTCTGCGCGTAAAATCTAGGAGTACCTTTAGAGTTCTGGTCTCCAAGGCGTTTGATTAACTCCGTATAGCTAACCGGAGATAAAGCAGTATGGTCGTTATAGATGTCTACAATATGATTCAGCTCAGTTCCCGCAGGAATAGAAACCTCGTATTCATTAACGCCAGTTACAATCGCAACATACTCAGGCTCTGCTAAATAGATATCTGTCCGGCGGCAAAAGTCGATCACCGTATCTCTAACTGCTCTTTCAATTAAAAAATCTGGGCAACCCTGAACTTCGGGTCTGACGTATACAGCGAGATCGATAAACTTCATTATCCTCTAACTCCCGTCGGCTGCGGTGTTGTCGCCGCATCTGCTTGCGTCTTCATCCCTAGCGCGTTTGCAAAGCTTGAATAGTGCATCATGCTTCGCTCGGCATTCCCCGCAAACTCAGAGTCTTTCTGGTACGAGCGATACAGGATGTAGTCAAGTATTGCGTTACCATAGATATCATCTAGCGATATAACCGTCACATCTGACGAGAAATTACTAATGGTTATGTCGGCTGGAGATGTGCTGTAAATAAGCTCCAGCGAGTGTGTCCCGCTTGCCCCTTGAGGGTAAACGTAAAAATTCTTAGGATCAGCAGCATCGTAAATGTAATGCTCAATCTTATTAACGCCTGCCACCGACTCATGCCAGTTTGGTAGCGTCTCGTCTAGTATTCTTCTGTCCACTTGAGTGACAGCTCTTCCAGATACATTGCGCACTACCTGAACCAGCCGTAAAGCAATAGCAGGCAGGGTCTGCTTGCTACCGTCGGCTAATGCTAACGTAGTGTTAACCATATTGGCGTCGGGCCTATGAAGGACAATTTCTCTCTGCCCATCATTAAAAAACTTTAAAAGCTCACTGCTTGGAAAGCGCACCTTGGTGGCGTCCTGCAAGATAATGCTTGCACGATCTAAAACATCTACGACTTTAGTTGTCGCCATTCTCGCTCTCCTCTTCTACCCATTCAATTATCTGGAGATCAGGATTACCCGCAAACAATTCGTGATACTCAAAGATATTACCCGTAACTACATTCTTAACTTTGGACGGAATAAGAGTAGGAGTTGGGACTTCTGGCTCGTCTTTTAGAATCTCTAATCTGTTGACTTGATCTTGCAGGTCAGCAAGAGACATTCGTCGATCTAGCTTTTTGCCATACTCGACCTGAGCTTTATCAAACAGCTCGTCTTTCTTTGTCTTTGCGTTCATGGTTTCTCCGTTAAAAAACAGGGGGGCAATACCTGCTTTTAAAAAACAAGTACGCCCCTCTATTCAGTGGTCTATCTTAGTTCCACTTACCTACTACTAGTGCGTCTGGAGTAACGACCTTAGAGCCGAATACTTTCAGACCGCGTACTGCGTCACCAAAGGTAGCTTCTAGGCGAACAGTTTCAGTGTTGCTGAACTGAGACGCGAAGGAGATTGCTTTTGGGTGACCTGCTAGAACGTGCGAGTAGCCCGCATCTGCGCCAGCGGCTGGTGTGTGTAGCATGTTTGACTGGTACACAGTGAAACGATCTACCATGCCAACCTTACCGTTGCGTAGCGGTGAAGTAGAATCGCCAGTTAAGTACGCCTGACGCAATTCTGACTGCTTAAGCAGAGAGATCTGTGCAGGGTTCAAAACGATGAATCGACCTTCTTCAGGGATATTCAGGTTGTCCAAGCTAGTTGACATTGCGAGGATGTTAGCCAAAATATTTGAAGCAGAGACAGTAGTCTGAGAGCCGATAGTGGTGGCACCCGTAATTACGCCAGCCAAAACGTCAGTTTCAACAGCGATACGCATGCCTTCAGAGGCATCAGATGAAGCTTTCTCGATTAGATCGATATCAGCCTGAGCTTTAAGAACGTCATCAACCTTAAAGCTAAAGTACTTAGCCTTATCGATGTTCAGCTCAACCTTAGAGGTTGCCAATTCTTGGGTAGTGATACTGCCGTTATAATCGCCAATCGTTACAGAAGGAACTGTGCGGATAATGACTTTGTCGCCTTGGCCTGAGATCTCACCTTCATAATCGGTGTTTGAGATAGCGGGCAAAACTGACTGCTTGTAAAACTTGGCTTGCATTAACTTACTAAAGACTTCTGGGATGAAGTTTACTTCTGATGATGCGCCAGTACTAAATTGTGAAAAGGACATTTTTAATTACCTAAAAAACGTCTCCTCATATCCATTTGCCTAGAGAACAAGATTATTGGCGGATATTATTTGTGCCCATTGCCTCCATTATCTCTGCCTGATGCTCTTCAAATTGAGCTATAGGCATTCGTTTAATTTCGTCAACAGTCCAAACTTTTTTACCGCCTTCTGTTTTGGGCTTTCTTGCTTTCGGCATCTTCGGTTCTGCAACCGCTTTTGCCTTTGCTAAAGCCCGCTCTTGCGGCGTTTGTACTACAACCCCCATATCTGCTTTAAATCTGTGCAGCACGGTATTTACATCATTGGATGATCCAGTTTGAATCCACTGCTTTGTTGGTGCATCTTGCTCTTCAAGCCAGTTTAGCCAGTCTGCCGTCTCTACGAGATCATTGACATCTGGGTGTTCGGATTGAATTCGATCAAAGTGCGCCTCTGCAATTTTTTCGTTCTGCTCATCAACTTTGCTTTGTGCTTGCTGTGCTAAAGCTTCTTGTTGGTTGGCAATCTGTCCTTGCGTCCGCTCTAATTCGTCCAGTAAAGGAGCAGCTAAATCGGGATAATCTTCCCTAAGCTGACTCAACTTACTGTCATCTTTTTTGCGGTCATCAAACTCAGATTTTAACTCCGTAAGTGTTGCTAACAGGTCGGCATTTTGCCGCTTCAAGTCAGCCGCTTCTTGCGTAGCCTTTGTCATTCGTGACTGAGCGCCTTTCATCGCCTTGTTGGCTTTTTGAATTTCCAACCTTAGATCATCATCGGAGTCGCCGCCCTCTATATGATCAGTATCCGTAGCTACAGTCTCAGCCGTGTCCGTTGGTTCGGGGGCTTCTGGGACAAGTTCCAGTTGTACTTCCTGATTATCGGATGCCTCCGGTTCAGTTGTTACAGCTCTCATCTTGTTCATCAACTCGTCAGCTTCTGCTTCTAAGCGTTCTGGGTCATTTCTATTTGACATATTTTTGTCGGGTCGATTGCTCGATATCCGCTCTACTCTATTACGGGTGTCCGTTTCCGGTTCCGAAGGTTATCTAAGTGCGCTTTTGCACCCGATTCCAGATCTAGCAAAAAGCGAAGCTCTTCAAGCCTGCCCTGCTCTTTTCTGAAACTTTTTTCATCCGCCAGCTCTAACTTTTGCTGTGCGTCTGTAAATCTGTTTTCAAATAGCTGTTTTAGCTCAGACCATTCCGGCTGGTGGCATACCCTGAGGATTGCCTGCGCCTGACTGCTGCTGCATTTGAGCTTGCATTTGGAGTTGTTGTTGCTGCTGCTGTTGCTCAAGTTGAAGTTGCTCCTCACTCTTGATGATGCCGTCTGGATCAATGTCCATCGACTTCGCTACTTCGCTAATCAACTGCTGCCGATCAATCAGGCTAGAGTCTAGGTCGTTAGATACTAGGCTCAAGAATTGAAGCAGGCGTTGACTCTGCACTTCTTTCTGAACAAGAGCGGTAGATCCACGGGCTATAATCTTTAGGTCGCCTTTAGATTTTTGGTTAGTGCCGTACTCCATGTTCCAATGAAACATCGAGCGAATTAAAGGCTCTAGCAAGAAGTCATCTACATTCTTAATGGTAGACTTCAGCGCAACATTAGCTGCACCCATCAGCATCGACATGCCACTGGCTGTCTTGTTCATGCTGTTGCTCTGCTGACCGTGCGTATAAGAAGGTAGGCTCGTAGTCTCGTCAGCAAATCGTCGGAATATCTCAACGATTTGATTAAGGCCATTTGCATTTGCAATAGGCTGATACCACCTGACCATCGGCATTGAACCGTCTCCACCCTCGCGAAGAAATACACGCCAAGGATGAATGTCCGTGGGGTCTTCACCCGCAGCAAGAAGATCAGTGTTAATCTCCATCATGGGTGCCGATGACATGGCTAGGTTGTCTAGCCAGATTCGTGTTGCGGCATTCAGGGTTCCCTGACTGTCACGCATCATACGAGGCACACCCGTCCCCCAAAACTGATGGGGAGCTTTTTCGTATGGGAAGATATGGTATGGAATTTGATAACCCGCAATTGGGTTAAGCATGATCTTAATAACTTTGCCGCTACATATCCAAACGCAGGCTGAGTAGTCTGCTGAAAGGTCTGCATCTTCGGGAAGTTTTACATCATGTTCTTCGAGTTTGTAACCATCTACAAAACCCCAGTACTCCAGCAGCTCGAAGCGATGAGAAGAGCTGTGGTCATTAATGCCTGCAATACGACGTCTAGTTCGCTCATGGTCTTCCTCGACATGGTTTCCAGTTCGGTTTGTTTTGAGAAGATACTTGATCATCTCGCTATCAAACTGCGGTAAGTCCGACAGCTCTCTGAACTGCTTTCGCGTCAGGACGTGACGGCGGAAAAGTCCGTCGCAATCGTCGAGTGATGTACAGTATGGATCTGGGTAAAGGTCAAACACCGAAACAGACTCAACCTCAGGCATGGGCTGCTCGATAACATTAATCGAAAAGCCCTCTTCTCCGGTCTCTGGATCAGTCATTCTAGAGTATGATTGTTTTTTATCTATACGGACTGAGCCTGCTTTTACAGCACCCGACCCGAATATGCAGGCTTCTAAAATACTTTCTTTAAGCTTCTGTTCTGCATTGACTTCAATCAACTGATCGAGGATGTCAGAGGTCATTGATTCAGCAGCAGCGTCAGCGATATCTTTGTACTTTTCTTTAAGGTCTTCCTCAAGCTCGGCCATGCGCTGCATGATCAAATCTTGATTCATGTTGGGATCCATTTGAGCCGCATCAGCAATTTGCTGTGTTGCGAGCTGCTTCATCTGGATGACAGCCATCGGGTCAAGATCGGGTACTGGAGTCGCTGCCATGCTAAAGAACTGATCGCCATGCTGGAATAGCAGGTCGATGATTCGGCTGTATGCCGCCATGACTTTTGTTCGGGTGAGACCTACAAATACCTTTGACCGCGCCCCAGCGTCATT